CCATCTGATATTCATTGGCTTTTTTAGCCTGTGCTTCACGCAAACCAATAGTTGCTTGAGACTCAGCCCGTTTTTGAGCAATCTCTGCTAAACCATAAGCACCTTGCATATCACCAATTTGAGCAAGTTTGCTAGATGCCGCTTGTAATGCTTCAGGGTCATTCAAATCTATACCACGAATAACTGCATTTCTTGCACTGATTAACTGCAACTGTGGGTCTTGACCACCTAAAGCACCGCCAATGCCACGACCTAATTGCGCTCCACCAGCATAAAGCATGGAACGACCAAAGGCATCAGGAGACATTGATCCTAATTGCTCACCTTGCGCCAAACTTTGTTGTGCAACTTGTTGTTGGTACATCTCAGGAGTAATACCAAACAAGCCTCCGACAATACTATCTGCCATTTGTATTCTCCTTAATAATTTGCATAGCCTAATGGCACATAGTTACCATAAGCATCTACTGTTGGTGCATTTATGCCCTGACTTGTTATACCGCCCGTTGTTGGCGCATTAGAAGTCAGCCAGTTAGCCAAACCTTGACCTAATGTTGATGTTGGGCTTCCCAATCCACTTGCGATGTATGCGCCTGGGCTTGTTGTAGCCGCTGGAGATGTTCCATACCCTGCCGCCAAACTAGTACCTGTAAGTCCTAAACGACCTGCATTAGCACCTGCACCAGAGATTGATGTTCCCAAACCAGTACCCAAGGTAAATGGTTGTTGTGCCATGCTCTCTAAGTTACCTGCTTGACCAAATAAACCTGCACCATAAAGCACTTGTTGTTGACCCGCTGTTTGAGCACCCGCCGCCAACTGAGCATCTTGTTGTGCTAATGCGTTGTAATAGGCTTCTAACTCAGGATTAGAACCCATTAAACCTTGTGCGCCACTTGGACGCAAACCAGTAGAACCTACTGATAATCCACCACGACCTGTTTGGAAAGCCTGATTTCTAATGCTTGCCAACTGTCTCTGGCGGCTTGGATCGAGTAATTCATACTGCTTTGATAGATAGTTTTGGGCAACCTGTTCAGGGGTTTGAGCCAAGTAACTAGCACCCAAGTTCAACAACTGATTCTGAGCAGAAGTAATCTCAGGTGCGGCTGTATAACCAGCACTTTCCAATTGACCAGTAGCAGGGTTAATATTGAATTGAGATGTGCCAAAGCGTGTTGTAACGCCTACTGGACGGAACTGTGAGCCAGTAGTTGCTGAACCCGTTGCCGCCAATAAGTCTTGTTGTGCTTTAAGTGCCGCATCTTTAGACGCTTGGGTTTGCATTAAGCCACCAGCAGTCTGCAATCCACCTTGTAGCAAATTAGCACCTGAAGTTCCACCAAACATACTAGACAAGAAGTTCTTTGCCCCTTGAGCCGCAGTACCACCAGCCGCTAATGCTTGTTTGATTAGTGCTTGAGTAGCCGTATCCAAAGAACTAATCCCGCCATAGGTTTGCATGGAGGCATTTATTTGCTCTGGGGTCATCGGTGCGTTACCTGTATCGTAAAAACCTTCTCCACCAGTAATATCAGTAGTATTACCATAGTCGTATATTGGATTAGTATCTGCCATATTTGTCGCTCCCGTTGTTCCTTGATCTGGAGTTCCACCAGAACTTAATAAACCAGATGGTGTAACTTGGCTTATTGCTCCACTTGTTAAACCACCCGTTAATGCTTGCTCTGGTGTAGCACCACTTAACAATCCTGCCGTAGTACCACCAGCAACTTTTCCTGCCAATGCAGAACCAGTCTCACCAGCAACTTGACCACCTACTTCTCCACCAATTTGTGAGAAAGCATAGTTCTTGGCAACATCCTCAAGACTACCACCCTTGTCAAGCACATTAGCCGCTTGGACATAAGGTGCGGCAACAGGCACAGCAATAGATGCAACAGTTGCCCAACCGCCAGGCACTACGCTATTTACTGTGTCATCAACAGTCGCCAAAGCATCTGAAACGCTACTGACCGCATTGCTGACAGTATCTGATACGCTTTCTACAACGCTAGAAACACCTCCTTGAGGACGAATCTTTCTGTCTCCCACATGGCGAAAAGCATCAATAGGAAGGTCTGGTATACCTAAAAGTGCAAGATTATTTCTCATATCTGTGCTTTCCAGTTGTATTGTGGCAAGTCAGATGTTTCTACTTTCACGCCAACTCTTTTCAACAACTCTAAAATTTGTTCGTTATCAGCCTTGCCGTATACAGTTTTGATTCCCAATCCACGACCTTTTCTGATAAATCCAATAACTGATTTAGCCAAAGCCGTAGGACTATCTTGTGTAAATAAATGAATTTCAGCAGAGGTATCGTTAAGTTTCCTGACTAACAATACAGATTTGTTCTCTTGCATCAAAACAGCAGATTTAGTTTTGACCAATGCACCAATAGTTTGCATGGCCTTATCAGGGTCAACTTTGCGTCTTACCGCATCTGCTTTAATGATTTCTGAGGCTTTCATTACACAGTTCCATTCGCAATGATATTGCCAAGCACAGTCAAATTGCCAGAGGAATCAATCTTGGCTACGGCAGTTGAGGAATTGTAAATATACAAAACATTCGATGCTTCAGTAAACGAGAAGTTTGTAAAAGTTCCATCAGCCTTGGAAGCAATGGCAGTCTGAATATTCGTGAACTCTGTATCAATTTCAGAGCCTTTGACAACCTTAGCCGCATTACCAGAGGCAAGCGAGTCTTTAGCCGCAAAGTTGGTGGTTTTTGTGTAATTTGCCATGTTATTTCCTTAAACCAATTTTCCGTGTTTAGCCTGAATCTCAATCTTTTGGATGCTGATAGCAGAGCCACTTATTTGAACTTCATAACCAGTCTGTACAACTTTTCCAAAACCCGATGCCTGACCAATCAATGTTGTCAACTGGATACCGCTTGAATAGTAAGCAATTGTCGTTGCATTACTTCCATACTCAGCAATTCCGTACTCAGCAATGGTGCTCTCACCAATATCAACTGTGCTTGAGTAATACTGACCAGTAAAATCATATCCCCACTTAATCACAAAGCCTTGGTTTTTTCCACCAATGACAACAACAGCAATCCTCTTAAGGATAGATGTGACATTGGCATCACCTAAGTCAGCATAGTTGGTGTAATACTGGAAACGATAAGAAGACGCATTGTCTAAATAAGTCCCGTATTTACCAATAAACCCATTCTTGCCAATCAGCAAATCACCATTTCTGCGAGATAACAAGGCAGTAGGTTGAATACTGTCCCAAACAGTTACCCTAGATGATCCATCTTGTAACTGCGCCTTTGTATCAAAAACATAGACTTGTTTAGCAGTAGGAAGAGTTAACAGGTAAAAAGCATTTACTTCAGAGTAAACAGCCTTAATATCAGATAGTGTTTCTGAAGCAATATACCCCATCAAATCATTACGCACATTCTTAGACAAATCACGCAAAGGTGCTGATTTCTCTTGGATAGTACGCATCAAACTACGAACGCCTGAGTTTGACAAGAACACAATGTCTGCGGCAGTCGTAACTATCGAATCCCTTGATAAACACCCAATATTGCCAATACTGTCGCTTAAAGCAAGTGAAGAAGGCGTTGTTGGGCTTGAATAAACCAGTATTTGACGCTTGCCAAATATGATAAGAAAACCATTGTGTGCGCCTAATCCCATGACCTGATCTGAACCATTAGGCCAAACTTGGGCAACATTCAATGATCCAGATGTTCCACCAGTCCAGTTGTGTCCTGCCAACAAATCAGAGAACGTAATTGTTACATTGTCCGTTGTGGTATCAGCCACCCACAAGCGACCAAATGCCGATATAGCAATGTTTCCCTTGGGAACAGTACCTGTATAGCCAGTTTTCTCAGAAACTCGTCTATACGTAGTTGTACTTACCGCAGGGTCATATATCAATGGGTCATAACCAGACTGAAAAAAGTACGTTATTCCATTTAAAGAAGCACATTGCCAATTGCTTGCAGTAATAGTCGGGGCAGACCCTCCCCCCCCATAGGTCAATTCCACAACAGCGTTAGAACCATCTAACTTAAATAACTTGTTGTTACCAGCAAATAGCACAGTTAAAGTACCATCTAATTGCACTAATTCATGGATAACTTTGACATCATTTGAGCCTAGATTGCCACTAGATGCGTTGACCTTTGACCAGCCTTTTCTTGCACCAATACGACCATATTGGTCAATGATGCAATTGGTAGCAATAGAAGCATAACCAGCCTCTAGAGTTAAGGGCGAGTCTTGAGTATTCAGGCCAAAGAAACCTGGGGCTTGAACACTAAAGGTCTGTAAAGCCTGTGCCATTACACCGCCTCAAACGTGTCGTTTTCAGGCGATCTTGCTAATTCCAAGGCTATCAGGTCAGACATACAAGACTTGTACATTGCAAAGGCTTCTGAACTGTTTAGACCACCATCCTCACCACGCTCAATCAATGCCCTAGCATAAGCACCCAAAACAATAGGTTCTTTTGCCAACAAAGTGGTTGATGAATCTGTGGAGAAATCTGCTTCTGGAACAATCAGACTAAAACGGATGGCATAAACAGCATCAGGAACAGGCCAAAAATTGACTTTAATATCGCCATTTGTATCTACACCCTTAATGGAGTAATACATTGGCAAACCCTTTGTAGGGGTGGGCGTTGTGTAGTAAAACGAGTCGTAATTGGCATGAGATAAGGGTGACAACTCGTAAAAACTAGTGGTGTTAATCACATCCATAGTCTTATAACGAACACCAGCACCAGTAATGCTATACGGGCCAGTTGTATTGGCAATTGTGCTTACAGTAATTGGAGTATTAAAAGCATCCCAATCGTAAGCATCAGAGACTTGACGCTTGGCATCATTGATAAACTTACCAATGAGTGTAGAGAAAGGTGTTGCAGAAACAGTAGTGACTTCTGGTTCACGCATACGAACCAAAACATCGTTGACTAATTGTAAGTAAGTAGGTAATGCCATTACTTCTTCCCTTTATTTCTCGCAGAAATCGCTTTTGCTTTTGCCTTTGCGTCAGCCTTGGAGGAAGCCCCCCATGCTTTTAGAGAAAGAAGCAGTCTTGTCGGTTCACCATTCTTGTACTCAGGTCCAGAATTACCAGCCATTCGAGCCAAGAAACTTGCTCTACGGGGATTATCCCCTGATTTAACTGGCGGTTTTAAGTCTCCACCAGTTGTCGCATTATAAGATGATCTGCCCTTGGCGTTCAACCCTCCTTTAGGGTTTTTACCTTCGGAGCGTTGCCAAGCGGGAGTTTTCATCACTTCACCTTTTTAGGTTTCTTTGCAGTTTTAGCAGATTGAATAAAGTTTTGCTTAGTTGGTGCGCCTTTGCTACCAACCTTACGCATCTTTTCGCCAGAGCCAGCCTTTATCCTAGCCTGTTTTGCATGAATATTGGCATACAAGCCCTGTTTAGTAGCCATAGCCACCACTCATTTTCTTTTTCTTTGGTTTGCTCATACCAGCCTCAGACATGGCAATAGCAACGGCTTGCTTTTGAGACTTGACCACAGGGCCTTTCTTAGAGCCTGAGTGCAATTTACCAGCACCATACTCCTTCATCACTTTGGACACTTTCTTAGCGGCAGGGGACTTCATCTTCATGGATACTCCTTAGTTAAGTTCTGTTACAGAAACAGTTGAAA